AAGCCTTATATAAATGATGAATCAATGTTTCAGACAAGTAAGAAAGGACCTAATGGTCCAGCCTTGCTAAATCTTGACAAGGATTTAACATCTATAGAAAGCAATGGAATACTTCAAACCGTGATGCTTATGCATGAGGAGGTTGATAGGATTAAAGTAGGTCAGAGTAAATTAGAAGTAAGCCTAAAGCAGGATTTATATCCTGAATTGGATTTACTTGTATTTGAAACTGACAGACTTAAATCAGATCCCCGCCACATACGTAAACAAGGTGTTATAGATCATGTTAGGACTATGAGAGATCATGCAGTAAAGTATGAACCTAATAGATATGATACATGTATTGATTCCAAAATCAGCTTCATTGCTGAAGGTGGATGCAAAACACGTGTTATAGCTATAGGGGATTACTTTACTCAAGATTCCTTAAAACCCTTACACAAATCTTTATACCGTTGCCTAAATAAGCTCAAAACTGATGGAACGTCATCCCACAATAGGATCTCTAATCTTGTTAAAAGTAAGACAGCAACTGGAACATATGTTTCGTCTTTTGACCTAACATCTGCTACAGATCGCTTTCCTATCTTTATACAAGAAAGAGTTCTTAGTGGGTTGTACAATTCAACAATAGCGAGTTTATGGAGGAAACTCATGGTTGATAGAGATTTCTCTGTAGGTAGTTCACAGATACGTTATAGTGTTGGACAGCCAATGGGTTTACTAAGCTCATGGGCAGCCTTTGCTCTAACACATCACATTACCATTGAAGCATTAGCTTTAAAGGTTGGGAAACCATCCTTCAAAGACTATTGTATCATTGGTGATGACGTGACTATCTTTGATCCAATTGTTTCAGAGGAATATAGGAGTTTCCTCAACCATTATAATATACAAATCTCATCTTCTAAGTCTTTAGAATCATGGGGTAACCCGTGTTCTGCTGAAATAGGAAAGAGATTGTTTATAAATGGTCAGGAGGTTTCACCTATACCCCGAGATGCAATTGAATCTGCAGTGAACAACTATCTTCTTGTTCCTAATCTAATCAAAGTCGCCTTCGAACGCGGTATTGTTAGTAATAACTTACCACAACCCGTCCAAGATGTCTGGTCAGAAGTGTTCCCAAAAGGGAACAAATCTGAAAAGATTAAGACTCTAATCTTCTATCCACTATCTGAGCCCCTATTTAAGGGTAACACAGAAAAGTGGGGAAACATGAGCATTCCTCTTGTGAAGGAAACGTTCGATGAAATCAAACTTGCTTATGTCAAGAGTAGAGCACAGAGCCTATACATGAATGAATTAAATTCAATTCCTGATATGGGTACTCTAGGGCTCGTCTTGGAATCCGAGGAGAACCCTGATATATCGAGGCATCCCTTTATGTCTCTTCTTAGAGAATATAGAGGAGTATGCGGAAGCATATTCATCGGTATCTCAACAAAAGGATTAGAATGTAGTGATTTAGAAAAGTTACCGTACCTTGTAAACCCAATGGTACCCGCCTTTGTGCGGCGTAGTCATCAGATAGAAAAGGTTCGTTCCTCTCTAATTCTTAAAACATTCGAGAAGCTCAATTTAGAATCCAAAGAAAGTTAGTAACTTCTTCCAATGGAAGCGGGTCCAACTGAGGGTCGAAAG